TCGTATGGGTGTAGGAATCGGAGCTCATAAATCTATGATCTCCGGTTCAGGCTCAACTCTAGAGTTCGCGAAACGTACCTTCCATAATGGAATGGATGTTTCTCCGATCTCCTTCCGTGAGTTCGTTGTTGGTCGGCAATCCTTTGCCGGTCTCCTCGAACTTATTCGGAAGTACTCTCTTACTCTAGGGCAGACGATGTCGGTCCTAGGGTATGGGTATAGAGCTAAGGCATCTGCATCCCAGCGTTTGTATTTAATTCCAAAACGGTTGCGTAACTACATTCTGTCTTACTATGGTCCCGCAGGCCCTGCCTATAGAGGTCTAGCGTTTTGGTTACCGATGAAATCGGTAGCCTCACGTTATAACTTTATGGACCGGGTCGAAAGTCTTGTTTTACGGTTCTTTCAAGGTGAGATTGAACTCATCCTGTCAAAACTAGAGGGTCTGTCTCCGATGTTAAAGGAGGCATACCGTCTAGGTACCGTGAAACGAGATCGGGAGCACTATATGTCTCAAGCTCGTTCTAGTAAGGCTGCCTGGGTAGAGGTACTGCCGTCCCCTGTGACAGGGGGCCGTCAGGATTCCCACCCCGGGATCGAGAGAACAACTCCGTTGTTCATCATCGATTCTCTTAACGAGACAGTATATAGAGAACGATTCCTTGACTCATATATTGCTGCACGGGACTTACGAACCAAACTCGAAGAAATCATCCTAACATCTCTTGACTGGGGTGTTATGGAAGAACTCTGGGCTCAGTTCCATGAAATTGAAACTGAGCTTGGAGCGTTACCGCTTCCCTGAAATATTCATAAGACACCTAGGGATAATATCCCTAAGGATCAGATGGGTCTTCTTAAGAAGTGGTACCGCTACTCGAGCCTTTTCCGACAATCTGGTATCCCAGCTGGATTCGTATAAGGAGTGATCCTTATACGACGAGATGGTGGCCTACCCAAGACGCTTTGTGCCGCCCGGGATAAGACCCTTAGGAAGTGTGTGTTACAGTCATCCGTAGCGCTCCTCTGGGCACCCAGCAACAGCTGAAGGTGAACCCTGTGAGTTTGAGAGGATATGGGGTTCCTCTCATCTCCTTTCTGAGGGGCTAAGGAGGTAATGACTTTAATAGAGTCGTAACAGTGGGCGAGCAGACGGCGGTTAAGGATTCGTCCTGAGACTGATTAGGTCTGAAGGCTACTGATTACTTTCCCTTAGTTCCTCTTATTTGGAGGTCTTGGGAGTCAATAGGCTGCTCGGGCCACAGAGAGGGGTCACAAGGAGGAATCTTTGTGACCCTCAGGTTCCTATCGCCTAAAGGAGGCGGTAGGTTCTGATGGTTCTCTGTGGTTCGGTTGCATGGAGGCTCTATCTCGTCTAACCCAGCGATTTCTTCGTCATCCTAAGGGCCCCATTGGAGGGGTATACCCTAGGATAACATTTTTGAAACGCATTTGAGCGTAGCGGGGGCGGGAAGTAGCCTGTGTCAA